TTATTGGTGGGGCGCTTATCCCTACGTTCTCACCAACAGTAAGACCTGGGAAGAATACAAACAGGCGCTTTCCACGGTCAGTTATTCCAGCTTCACAAAGGCCTCCCCAGGCCCTGCGAAAATTTGGCAATGCACCGGCGATGGGGTCCGGCTGGCCGGGTTTGGCAACCATGCCGTGGATGTAAGCGTGTTCCCCGGAACCCTGGAAGACCTGACCGGGTGGCTGTCGGTCCCGGATGGGAACCCAGAAGAACCCCAACCGGTTCAGGAACCAGAGCCAGTTTCCGGCCTATACATGGTTGCGCAGCGGTTCGTAAACAAGCGCGAAAGACCCTCCGAATATAACAGCCGGGATATTGGTGATGTTCTGCCCGGTGAACGTGTGGGCCCAATCATCGGCATTGAAGGGGGCGCCACCGGAGCCTGGGCCAAGCTGGCGCAAAATGAATATGTCTGTGTCGCTGACCGGTATGGAACTACTTACCTGGTGGAACCATGAACGAAATCACCTGGTCAAATGAAAAGCGTCATCTCAGCGACCTGATCCCCTGGAAGCGAAACCCGCGACAAATTCAGGCCACAGAGGAGAAGCTGCTGCAAGAAAGCCTGGAAGAATTCGGCCAGGTCGAACCGATCTGCATCGGCCCGGGGAATGAACTGTATAACGGCCACCAGCGCCTGAAAGCGTGGGCGGAGCAGTTTGGGGATATTGAAATCGATGTGCGCGTTTCTTCCCGGTTGTTGACCGAAAAAGAACGCGAAAAATTGACCGTGCTCCTGCATCGGGGCGCTGTTGGGGATTGGGACTTTGAAACCCTGGCCAAAGAATTCAACCTGGATGAACTTCTGGACTGGGGGTTCACGGAGAAGGAGTTGAAAGCCATCACTCCCCAGGAAAAAGAGAAACCCGATGTTTTGCTGGACCAGGCGATCCAGCTTCAACCCGCCAAAGAATACGTTCTCGTCATGTGTGATGAGGAGGATGAATTCCTGGAGCTTCGGCGCTTGTTAGGCCTGGGCGACGTGCGCCGGGGTGGATATCGGGAAGGCTCCCCTTTCGACGCCGTGGGTGTTCAGCGGGTCATTCATGCTTCTCAGTTGATCGGACTGCTTCATGATCATCGCGATTCCCAGTAAAGGCCGCGCCGGGAAGGTGAAGAGCCAGGAATATATCACCTCTGCCTCTGTCTTCGTTCCCGAAATTGAAGCGGATCTCTATACCCGGCTGGGTGCGAAGAACGTCGTCGCGGTTCCGGATTCCGTCAAAGGGATTACCCAAACCAGGAATTGGATACTGGATCATGTGCAGGACCGGCATGTGGTCTTTATCGATGATGATCTAAAGGCCGCTGGCTGGACCCATTTGTATTCTCATCACGTCAAACACGAAACGATCACCGAAGCCCAAATGCTCGCTGAATGGCAGAAGCTCTTTGAGATCAGCGAAGCGTTGGGATACCGGATCTGGGGTCTCAGCACCGAGACCTCCCCCCGCTCTGTTTATCCCTGGAAGCCGTTTCTCTTTCACACCTACGTCACAGCTTCCTGCATGGGGATGATCAACGAACCGCGAACCCGCTTCGATGAATCCTTTCCGGTCAAAGAGGATTATGAACTTTGCCTGCGCTGCATCAAAGAGGATGGTGGCGTTTTGGGCGCTCGTTACCTGGATTGGATGAATGAGCACTGGGTAGGCGAAGGCGGCTGTAAAACGTATCGAACGCAGAAGATGGAGCGAGATGCCATTGCCCGGTTGATGCAGATGTACCCGGGGCTGATCCGGCGCATCACGCGCGGCGGATCTGAATATTCCATCGAGCTGGATTTCTAAAGGCGACAAAGGTGACACTATAAAAAAAAGTAGACTTGACGCCAAACTGGTCGAACAGGCGATCATCGATAAGGCTGGAAACCTTTCGATGGTCGCCGCCATGTTTGGTGTTCATCGCACCTATATTTACCGGTATCTGGATAAGCACCCTAACCTCAAAGCGACCCTTGCGGATACCCGCGAAACGATGCTGGATAACGCCGAAAGCTCATTGTACAAAGGCGTGCTGAGAGGGGAAGCCTGGGCCGTTTGCTTTTTTTTGAAAACCCAGGGCCGCAGCCGCGGTTATACCGAACGCAAAGACGGGAAGGTCGAAACCGAGTCGATGGTGGATGCCATTCATCCAGGGGTTCAGCAGCTGCGCCTGATCGGTGTTCCCGCCGATATGATTGCTCCTTCTTTCCTTCCAGCCTATCGAGACATCAAAGCACATGATCATACCGAATATCTATTCTTCGGCGGTCGTGGTTCAACCAAGTCGAGCTTTATTTCTCTCGCAACGATCTATCTGCTGCTCAATAACCCCCAGATGCACGCACTCGCTGCCCGCCAGGTGAAAGACACGCTTCGAAACAGCGTCTATTCTCAACTGGTTTGGGCCATCGGAGAACTGGGCCTGGATGATCAGTTCAAGTGCACCGCCTCACCATTGGAAATCACCTACCTGCCCACCGGGCAAAAGGTCTATTTTCGCGGCGCGGATGATCCCGGAAAGATCAAATCCATCAAGCCGCCCTTTGGCTACATCGGAATTCTGTGGTTTGAAGAGTTGGACCAGTTCCACGGAGAAGAAGCGATTCGCAAAATCGAACAGTCTGTGATTCGCGGTGGGGATCTGGCTTATATCTTCAAATCCTTCAACCCGCCCAGGACAGCGGCCAACTGGGCGAACAAGTACACCAGGATTCCCAAAGAAAATCAGTTCCAGCACATAAGCACCTATCTGGATGTTCCCGCCGAGTGGTTGGGAAGGACGTTTATCGATGAAGCCGATCACCTGAAAACCGTCAACCCCACCGCTTATGAGCATGAATACCTGGGAATTGCCAATGGAACCGGTGGATTGGTTTTCGATAACGTTCAACTACGAAAGATCACCGATGAAGAAATTCAAGAATTTGATCATATTCTCATGGGGAATGACTGGGGCTTCTTCCCTGATCCTTATGCCTGGGTGAAGTGCCATTATGACGCCGGCCGGTTGACGCTCTATATCTTCGATGAGTACAAAGCGCTAAAAAAATCCAACCGGGAAACCTATGAAACCCTGGTCCATGCGAAACACGTTTCGCCAACGGACGTTCTGATTTCCGATAGCGCGGAGCCAAAATCCGTGGCCGATTACCGGGAGTACGGCCTCAATTGTTACGCCGCCGAGAAAGGCCCTGAAAGCGTCCGTTACTCCATGAAGTGGCTGCAAAGCCTGGTCGCCATCGTTATTGACCCGGAGCGGGCGCCCGAAACCGCCAACGAGTTCATCAATTATGAGCTTGAACAGGACACGGACGGGAACTTCATTTCTGAATACCCGGATAAAAACAATCACTTCATCGACGCGACCCGGTATGCGACAAATCGAATCTGGAGAAGAAGAGGGCAGTAATGTTTCAAAAAATCCTCCAATGGATCAAAGGAGTGTTTTCAAGAATGATCGGACAGAATGACGTAAAAACCGCTCTGAAAGTGGATGTAGCGATCAGCCCGGAAATGTCCAGCGCGCTTCAGCAGTGGGCGCTGATGTACGAGAACAAAGCCGGTTGGTTGAGCGATACCGTGAAGAGTCTGAACCTTCCAGCCGCGATTGCTGGCGAAATTGCCCGGGCGGTGACCATCGAAATGAAAGTAGCAATTACCGGCAGTCCCCGCGCAGATTTTTTAACCGAGCAATTCCAGCAAGTCATGCCCCTGCTGCGCGCCAAAGTTGAAAGCGGCTGCGCCCTGGGCGGATTGATGCTGAAACCATTTATCTCCGGCAAGAAAATCGCGGTCGACTTCATTCAGGCGGATCAGTTCTTTCCGGTGAAATTCGATAACAGCGGCAATATGACCGCCTGCATCTTCGCGGATCAACGAACCATCGGCCAAAATTACTTCACCCGCCTGGAATACCATTCCATGACGGACACCGGTTATGTGATTAAGAACCTGGTTTTCAAATCCAGTACTCGTGACACTTTAGGTCAACGAGTTACCCTGGCCGTCCTCCCAGAATGGGCAGGATTGCAAGAAGAAGCCACGATCACGAACATTGACCGGCCCCTATTCGCCTACTTCAAATATCCCCTGGCAAACAATATGGATAAATTCAGTCCCCTGGGCGTGAGCTGCTACAGCCGCGCCGTGGATCTGATCCGTCAGGCGGACGAAATCTGGTCCAACCTGATCTGGGAATTTGAAAGCGGCAAACGTGCGCTCTATGTCGATGTCAGCGCTTTCGATAAAGATAAGGACGGGAAACCGGTTCTTAGAGACCGGCGTCTGTTCCGCACGCTCAACGGCATGAACCCGGCGCAGGTGGGTGAAGAGAGCTTTTTCCACGAATGGAGCCCCGAATTTCGGGAAGCATCCATCAAGAGCGGATTGAATTCAATCCTTCAGCGAATTGAGTTCACATGCGGTTTGGCCTATGGAACGCTGAGCGATCCCCAGGCCGTCGAAAAAACCGCGACCGAAATTGCTGTATCCAAACAACGCACCTATGCCACCATTACCGATGCTCAGAAAGCACTTCGTCACGCGCTGGAACAACTGCTTTATGCAACGGATACCTGGGCGACGCTTTACAACCTCGCGCCAGCCGGTGCATTCTCGACCGCGTTCGACTTTGATGATTCTATCGTGGTGGATAAGGACCTGCAATT